TACTCGTCGTTCGCGTACTCGCGCTTTTTTTTGTTTCAAGCAGAAGACGGCATACGAGATCGTGATGTGACTGGAGTTCAGACGTGTGCTCTTCCGATCTCAACTGTTGGCTCAACCCCCACTGCTGCCCGTACCGATGGTACGCAGCGTGCGTTCACAGAAACACTTCTGAAGAACGTAATCCAGAGCGTCTGGACTTCGGGCGGCACGCCAAAGATGTTGATGGTTGGTCCTTTCAACAAGGTCGCTGCATCGGCATTTGCTGGTATCGCCACGAAGTTCCGTGACGTTCCTGCTGGCCAGCAGGCACAGATCATCGGCGCAGCCGACGTTTATGTGTCCGACTTCGGCACAGTCAACATCGTACCTAACCGCTTCCAGCGTGACCGTGACGCGTTCATCGTCGATCCCGATTACGCATCGTTGGCGGTTCTGCGTCCAATCCAGAAGATGGACCTCGCCAAGACGGGCGACGCAGAGAAGGCTCTCCTCCTCGTCGAATACGGCCTGAAGGTAAACAACCAAGCTGCACACGGTATCGTAGCTGACTTGACCACCTCGTAAGATTTGGTCTAACTGGGTGAGGGGGCATAGCGCCCCCTCATCTAACTATTGAGGGTTTTATGACTAAACGCCTTATCAATGACGATGCTTTCACAGGCGTCAAAACATTCTACGATTACGATGCCGAAAAGGACGAAGCGATCATCTCGAAAGAGCAGGACGTTTCCGCAATCATTGAGAGCAACAAACAAGAGTTCAATAGCGCGCCGGAACGCTGGGGTGAATGGACAAAGGTTGGCAGCATCCCCATTTCAGTGTATTACGAATTAGAGCGCCAAGGTATTACGCAAGACCAAGAGCGCATGAAGAAGTGGTTGAACGATCCAGATAATCGTTACTTCCGCACAAGGCCGGGGACTGTTTGATGGCGATTACGACGTATTCAGAGTTGAAGACCGCAGTCGCCGATTGGCTCAATCGGTCCGACTTAACATCTGCTATTCCCAACTTTATATCGCTTGCGGAAGCACAGATGAGCCGCCAAATCCGTCACCGCAAAATGGTGACGCGGGCGACCGCAACTATGGATACGCCGTACTTTGCTGTTCCTGCTGACTGGAAAGAAACAATCCGGTTCCAGTTGAACACCAATCCTATCACCGCGCTGCTTTACGTCACGCCAGAACAGCTTCTTGAAGACAGCCAAGTCTACAGTTCCGCAGGCCAGCCGATGTTCTTTACGACCGTCGGCCAGCAGTTTGAAGTTCTGCCGCAACCTGACGGGTCGTATGACGCGGAACTACTTTACTACGCCAAGCTGCCCGCATTGTCGGACGCAGCGCCGACTAACTGGCTTCTGACCGAAAGCCCAGACATCTACCTGTATGGCACGCTGGCTCAGTCCGCGCCGTACTTGAAGGAAGATGAACGCACCGCCATCTGGACTTCTTTGTACGAGAAGCTGGTGGAGGATATGCGCATCGCCGACGAGCGCGCACGTATCGGTTCGTCTAAACTTAAATCTCGTATAAGGACATTCGGATGAGTTTCTCCAATTATCTTGAGAACAAGGTTCTCGGTCATGTGTTCGGCGCAACGCCATATACGGCTCCGGGTACGCTCTATGTCGGTCTATATACGTCTGATCCCGGCGAGGGTAACACTGGGACGGAAGTCTCTGGTGGCTCCTACGCTCGGCAGTCTGTTGCGTTCACCGTTACGGGTAACCAAGCGTCTAATACGGCAGCAGTTGAGTTTCCGACTGCAACTGCGTCATGGGGTACAGTAACCTACGCTGCGGTCTTTGACGCTGTTTCCGGTGGGAACATGATGTCTTATGGCGCGTTGACCACAAGCAAGACGATTGCAAGCGGTGACGTTCTCCGTATTCCTGCGGGCGACTTCGACATCAATCTGGACTAAGTAGATGTCTGTCTACGGCAGCGGTATATACGGCAATGGGCCTTTTGCTGCTGCGAGTATTCCTGCGGGATATGGTAGCGGCCTATACGGCATTGGCAGCTACGGCGAAGACCCCATTGAGGTTTCGGTATCGGCAACCGCCGCGTCCAGTACGGCGGTTTCCGCGCAACGTATTCTGCTTGCCGCTGTCTCAGACACAGCGACATCTTCAGCAACAGTATCCGCGCAGCAGGTTACGACCATTGCGGTTACGGACAACGCCACATCCAGCGCGGCGGTAGCCGCAACTTGTATCCAGAACGCCGCTGTGGCAGCTACCGCAACATCGAGCGCGGCAGTGGCGGTGACTGTTATTCAACCTGCGTCTTGTGTCTCTAACGCCGTTTCTAGCGTCACTGTGTCGTTGCAGGGCGTATTCCTTATCAACGTCGCCACGAACGCAGTCTCATCGACAAGCGTGTCCGTGGCCCGCAAGACGACGACATCTGTTGTTTGTAACGCGCAATCTAGCGTCACGATTAACGCCACAAAGAAATGGGAACCGCAGCCAATCACGCCGGAAACGTGGACGGCTGCGAGTGATACATCTGAGACTTGGACACCCGTCGAAGTAATTACAGAAACTTGGACACCACAATCAATAACAAGCGAGACATGGACGCCAATTTCTGTTACAGAAGAAATATGGCAGCAAGCTGCGTGAGGACTTAAATGGCTGATACAACCACAACAAACCTTGGATTGACTAAACCTGAAGTTGGCGCATCCGCCGATACTTGGGGTACAAAACTCAATACCGATCTGGACACCATTGACGCGCTGTTTAAAGCAGACGGCACAGGTACGAGCGTTGGCGTAAACGTCGGCACGGGCAAAGTACTTACTGTTGCGGGAAGTGTATCCGCCAATGGCGCGACGCTCAGCCCTGCGGAACTCGGCTATCTTGATGGCGTGACATCCGCCATCCAGACGCAGCTTAACGCCAAAGCAGCCTCCGGCGCGAACACCGACATTACGGCACTCGACCAAGATGTCACGATTACTGCTACGGGAACTATCGCAGCCGACACTATCGGCTATCGCGGTTTGCCACAGAACAGCCAGACAGCCAGCTATACCTTGGCGTTGTCCGATGCGGGTAAGCACATCTCGATTACGACGGGCGGGGTAGTAATCCCTGCAAACGGATCGGTAGCATTTCCAATCGGCACGACGATTGTGGTATTCAACAACAGCGGGTCTACGCAGACAATTAGCATCACGACTGACACACTGCGCCAAGCTGGAACAGCCAACACAGGCTCACGCACACTGGCGCAATACGGCCTTGTAACACTGGTTAAAGTCGCTTCTACAGTATGGGTGGCGACGGGCAACGTAACATGACGGGCATTACCTGCATAATGGCAGGGATGGGTAGTAAAGCGCCTTATTCTTCCAGCTATCTTGTCATCGCTGGCGGTGCTAGTGGTGGTCGGAGCAATGGCGGTGGCGGTGGTGCGGGTGGATACCTAACAAGCACCGCGACACTAACGCCGGGTGAAGTCTATACCATAACTGTCGGCGGCGGCGGCGCATCGGCCAGTGGTACTTCCCAAGGTAACGACGGTAGCAACTCTGTCTTCTCTGGCACTGGGGTAAGCGTCACCTCAACCGGCGGTGGTGGCGGTGGTACTCAGAACGGAACCAAGACTGGGCGTAATGGCGGCTCCGGTGGCGGTGGCGCGTATGAAAGCGGCGCTGGTGGTTCGCCGACATCTGGACAAGGTTTTGCCGGTGGCACTGGTGCGTCTGCGTCTGGCAACGGCGCTGGCGGTGGTGGTGCATCTGAGGCAGGTATCTCGCCAGATGCAGGAACTAACCGCGGTAAAGGCGGTAACGGCCTTGCGTCCAGCATTACTGGCACTTCGGTCACACGCGCTGGCGGTGGTGGTGGCGGTGGATTAGACAACGCTGGCGCTGGCGGTACTGGTGGCGGTGGTGCAGGCGCACGGACTTCAGACGCAGTAGCGGGAACCGCTAACACTGGTGGCGGTGGCGGTGGCGGAAGCAGCGGCCTCGGAACGAATAGCGGCGCAGGTGGCTCAGGTGTGGTCATCCTTTCAATCCCAACAGCCGACTACAGCGGCACGACAACCGGTTCGCCAACAGTTACGACCAGTGGGTCGAACACCATTCTACAATTCAACTCATCGGGGAGTTACACCGCGTGAGCCACTTTGCCAAAGTTATCGACGGCATCGTCGCAGAAGTTCTGGTCATCGAACAGGATGTCATCGACACCGGAATGTTTGGCGATCCATCGTTATTCGTGCAGACCTCGTACAACACATACGGTGGGCAACACCCCGAAGGCCGACCGCTACGTAAGAACTTCGCCGGTATCGGCTACACCTACGACCCCGTGCGTGACGCCTTTATTGCGCCACAGCCGTTTGCGTCATGGACACTTAACGAAGACACCTGCCTATGGAACGCACCGGTTGCGTACCCAGATGACGGTGAGCCGTACACTTGGGATGAAGCCGCATTGGCTTGGGTAGGAGCAGCAAGCTAATGGACATGTCATTCGGCATCGACACGCTTCTCACAGTCGTTGCGGGCATCTTCGCCATCATCGGCGTATGGACGCAACTCAGCAATCGTCTTGCAATTCTTGAGACGAAGCTGGAGTTTGGTGACGAGAAGTTCAACAGCATCGACAAGAAGTTCGACGAGGTAATGATGCACCTACGCCGGATTGAAGACAAGTTGGATAACAAGGCAGATCGGTAATGGCTTTCAAACTAGGCCCACGTTCCTTGCTAAACCTTCGCGGTGTGCATCCTGATTTGGTGCGCGTCGTTAAGCGCGCTATCAGCATTTCCGATATAGACTTTACTGTCATCGAGGGGCTGCGGACTGTAGCCCGGCAGAAAGAACTGTTCGCCAAAGGCGCGACTAAGACAATGCGCTCACGCCACATCCACGGCTTTGCGGTTGACATCGCGCCGTATGTAGCTGGTAGCATCCGTTGGGATTGGCCACTCTTTGACAAAATTGAAGCGGCCATGAAGAAAGCAGCCAATCTAGAGAACGTGCAGATTACATGGGGTGGAGACTGGAAATCCTTTAAGGATGGCCCGCATTGGGAACTTCCTCACGCTAAATACCCTGATCCGAAATGACGGTTAAGGAACTTGAAGCGGCCATGCTTGAGCGTGTCCGCGTTTGGTGGAGGCCAGTGACGTGCGTTGGTATTGCAGTCGGCGTTATCGTTAACGCGGTTGTGCTGCCAATGATTACCAAGTCTCCAATATCGCTGACTGATTTAGCGGCGACGATTGCGTCATGTGCTACTATATTCGCGGTGAGGGAATGGGGAAAGATAAATGGTGCGGATTAATCCATTCATGGGGTATGTGGCGGCAGGCGCTCTTGCTATTGGCCTTACCGCCGGATGGAAGATCAAAGACTGGCAGTGCGATGCCGCTTATTCCAAGGCTTTGGAAAAGGCGCAAAAGCAACGCCAGCAAATGCAAGGAAAAATAGATGCGGTTTCAACGCTTTACCAAGCCGAACGAGATAAAGCCGATGTCGTGGTCGCCGGAGAGCGAGAAACAATCCGCGAGATATACAAAACTTTGCCTGCTGTTTCTGCTGATTGTACTCCCGATGTTCGCATTGTCCGGCTGCTCGAAGGCGGTGTCAGTCGCGCCAATGCCGCAGCCGCCAGCGAACCTAGCGAGTAATTGCCCGCCGCTACCTTCGCCGCCAGCTACGCTTATTGATCCTGAGCGTGCTATATGGGAAGTAGATATAATAGCTAAATATGGGGATTGCGCTCTGCGCCATCGCCGAACTATAGAAGCATGGGAAGAAGCTGTAAAAACTTCTAGAAAGTGATATAAGACCTAAGACTTTAGGTACGGATAAAAACATGGCGCTAATTCCGATTAACATTCCTCCCGGCGTATTTCGCAACGGCACTGAACTTCAGTCCGCCGGGCGGTGGTACGACGTTAATCTTGTGCGCTGGACAGAAGGCGCTATGGAGCCGGTCGGCGGGTGGGAGAAGCGCAACATCTCCGCGCTAACGGGCAAGGCTCGTTCTCTTCTTACTTGGAAGACGAACAGCAGCGTGCGCCTCATGGCTATCGGAACTTCGTCGAAACTTTATGCGGTAACGCAGTCCAATGCGCTGGTAGATATTACGCCTGTTGGTTTCACCGCAGGTTCCGACGATGCTTCAACGGGCGCTGGTTACGGGATTGGTACTTACGGCAGCGGCTATTACGGCATTCCTCGCGCCGACACGGGTTCCGTAACGCCAGCTACCACATGGTCGCTAGACACTTGGGGTGAATATCTCGTCGGCTGTTCGACATCTGACGGCAAGTTGTATGAGTGGCAGCTTGACTATACTACGCCGACCAAGGCTGCGGTAATCACCAACGCGCCGACAAGCTGCATTGGGCTTATGGTAACTGCTGAACGCTCCCTGTTTGCGCTTGGCGCTTCCGGCGATGGCCGTAAGGTTGCGTGGTCCGATCTTGAAAACAATACCATCTGGACAGCCGCTTCTACCAATCTGGCTGGCAGCATCATCCTGCAAACGTCTGGGCGGATTATCACCGGCAAGCGTGTTCGCGGCCAGAACCTTATCCTGACAGACATTGACGCGCACACTCTAACATACGTCGGCCAACCATTTGTTTACCAAGCGGAAATTGCAGGCCGTGCTTGCGGTGCTGCATCCGCTAACTGCGTTGCCGTTCTTGACAACATGGCGGTGTGGATGGGCCAGAAGGGCTTCCACATTTACGACGGCTACGTCAAGCCGCTGCCGTGCGAAGTCTACGACTATGTGTTCAACAACATTAACACGAACCAGTTGTCGAAAGTCTACGCCGTTAACAACAGCCAGTACAACGAAGTCTGGTGGTTCTATCCGTCGGCTAACTCTAACGAGAACGACAGCTACGTTGTGTGGGATTATGTAGAGAACCATTGGTCTATTGGTATGCTGGCCCGCACGGCGGGTGCGGACCGCAGTGTGTTCCGCAACCCAGTCATGGTTGGCACGGATGGCTTTATCTACGACCACGAAGTCGGCCTGAACTACAGCGACGCGCTCCCTTACGCCGAGAGCGGCCCGTTCCAGATTGGAAACGGCGATCAGATTTTGTATATTAACGAGATGATCCCCGACGAACGCAATCAGGGCAGCGTTTCCGCCACATTCAAGACGCGCTATTATCCGACAAGTGAAGAGATAACTTACGGCCCGTACAGTTTGACACAGCCGACATCGGTTCGTTTCAACGGACGCCAGATCAAAATGCGCGTGACAACCACGACGCCATCTGATTGGCGTGTTGGTGTTCAGCGCCTTAACGCTATTCCGGGTGGGCGTCGATGAACCTAAAACTCCCACCACCTCCCGCCCAATATGATCCCGCGTATGAGGCGCAACGTAATCGTTTGATTGAAATGACAATGAACGAGCGTTATGTTCAGGGGCTTGATGTGTTCATCCATCCGCCCGCAAGGTTAATCATGGTCGATGAGCAGGGGCATCATGTTGAAGTCTACGTAGACCATAACGAACAAGTCAGAGCGCGACACGTGTAATGGGCTGTCAATTTATTTTGTTTTGTGTTAATGACGAAGGATTAGGCGGTTAGGCCGCTTGGGGAATATAATGGCGGAAACTACTACAACCACTGCACAGCAACTCAATCCTTTCATTCAGGATATTCTGGCTCGTAACTATGGGGCCGCACAGCAAGTCGCGGCCATTCCGTATCAGGCATACCAAGGGCCGCGCATTGCACAGTTCCGGCCCGCTGAAGAGCAGGCGTTCGGTGTTGCCACCCGCGCCGCTACTGATCAAGTTGGTATGCCGCAACTTCAGCAGGCCACACAGGTTGCTCAACGCGCAGCCGGTTACTCGCCGCAGCAGTTCCAGCAAGATGTCTCCGGCTTCATGTCGCCGTTCCAGACCAATGTCATCGACGCCACGATGGCGCGTCTGGCACAGAGCCGCGCTGAGCGTGATGCCGCAACGCGGGCGCAGCTTGCCTCATCGCGGGCATTTGGCAATGAGCGTCGCGGTGTATACGAAGCGCAGCTTGCAGGTGAGCAGGATTTGAATACGGCTCAGACGCTGGCGAACCTGTATAATCAGGGATACTCGCAAGCCGCTGGGTTTGCACAAAGTCTGCCGGGTCAGCAGCTTGCGGGCGCACAAGCCTTGTCCGGCTTCGGCCAACAGGCGCTGGGCAATCAGCAGGCATACGCGGCAATGCTTCAAGGCGTTGGTCAAGCGCAGCGCGGCATGGCCCAGCAGAACCTCGATCTGGCCTACAAGGACTTCCTCGAACAGCGCGGCTTCCCACAGGAGCAGCTTCGGACATTGCTTTTGGGTTCGCAGGGTCTTCCGTCTCCGATCACGCAAACGACAACTCAGCCCGGCCAGTCAACGCTCGGCCAAGTTGGTACGGCTGCGACCACGCTTGGTACTCTTCTTGAAATCCTACAGCGGAGATAATTAGATGGCTTTGGAAGATTTTAGGCGGATACCTATTGCAGGTATTGCAGGTATTTCAGGCGTTAACCCTACCGCTAATGACCTCGCACGCTTAATCACTTCGGGCGCTAGGCCCGCTGCGTCACAGCCCATGCCTGCTACAGTGCAGCCTACGCTTACGCCGACGGCAAAGTACATTCAGGATATGCAGGCTCTTATGCGTGGCGGTATTGGGCCGCTATCAACTGCTGAAAAAATAGCTGCGGTTGGCCAAGTGCTTCAGGCCGCAGGTAGCCGTGGCGCTGCTGATCCGGCCGCTGTTCTTCAGAACGTGCGCAAGCAGCAGATGGATAAGCTGAACGCACAATTTCAGATTGCGCAGTTGCAGAAGAAAACGCAAGAGGAAGAAGAGTTTATTAAGACGCTAACCCCTAGCGAGCGCAATATGTTCGCCATTCTTGATGATGTAGGTCGGCGGCAGTATATGGTTGCACGCCAACAGGGCCGCGAAGAAACTGACACCGAGAAGAAGCTTATCGCTGCGGGTATTGATCCAAAATCGCCGGAAGGTAAAAAAATTCTTCAAAACGTTGCTGCGGCGCAGGGTATTCTCACTACATCCGGCCCGTGGGGGGAGCGGTATAAGCAAGCGTCAGATGTTATATTTGGCGGTGAGGACCTACCTGTCACGCCAGAGTACCCCCCTGTCACGCCAAAAGCGGCTGCCGCTCTTCGTGCCGATCCAAAACGGGCGGCAGAGTTTGATAGCTTCTTTGGCCCCGGTAAATCAGCGGAATATCTAGGAGGCGGTAGTGGTAACACTACCGGCGGGTTTCGCGGACGGTAAGTCTGTAGTCCAGCAACTATTCCCTAACGCTCGTATTACTTCAGGTTATCGCGGCCCAAGCCATCCGCTGTCGAAGGCCAATCCGCGTTCATATCACGCCACTAGCCGTGGCGCGGTTGACATCGCACCAATTCCGGGCGTAACTTTTAATCAATACATCAATTCTATTCGCCAAGCTGGATACAATATTGTAGAAGCTAGGGACGAAGTTAGTAATCCATCTAAATACGCCACTGGGCCGCATTGGCACGTTGTAATCGGGAAATAACATGGCTGAACCTAATTATTTTGCTCAATTTGTCCCTACACCCATTCGTAGCCGTGACACTTTTGTCCCCGCCCCCGGCGCGGCGGCGGAAGAAGAGCGTAGAAAGCGCGATGAAAAGCGTGACGCCGAGCGCGCCGAGCGTGAAGCACGGCAGGAAAGGCGCGATATTGCGGCTTCCGAACGTGGTCTTATCGGAGACTATCGCAAAGAGTTTCTTGGCGATGCTCAAGTCAAGGACTTCAAGAATGTAGCCAACGCTACCCGCCAGATTGTTACACTTGCGCAGGGCGACGGTACGGCAATGGGCGACATCGGCCTTATCTTCTCGTATATGAAGGCCCTCGATCCCGGTTCGGTTGTCCGCGAAGGCGAACAGGCCAGCGCGCAGAACGCGGCTGGCGTTCCTGAACAAATTCGTAACGCCTACAACCGTCTCGCCAGTGGCCAGCGTCTTTCGCCCCAACAGCGGACGGACATGGTGAATACCGCATTGAGCATTTACGGTTCGCGGGCGCAGTCATACAACACCTTTGCTAACACCTACCGTGGTCTTGTAGCGGATGCGGGTGGCGATCCAGACAAGCAGGGTATTACCCTCGCGCCGTCGCTTGCCCCAGCTAAAGCGGTTATTTCAGAAGCTGGCGCTAAACCCGGTCAGCTTGTTCCTGCTACGACCGGTGCGGCCCAACTTACCGACGAAGACCGCACGCTTCAGACCCAAATTCAGGGGGTCTATAACGAGGGTATTAGCGCCGGAAAAACTCCAGATCAAATACTTACAGAAATAGCGTTTATCGGGCAGCGTTATGGACGCCAGCTTGACCCATCCTATCTCGACATTGTTCGTAAGGCTGCGGAACAGCGCGGACCGATGCAGTTCATTGTCACGCCAACTGGCGAAACGGGTGCAGCACAGGGTCTAATTGGCGAAGTGCTAAAGACCGAACCGGGCCAGATGGCCGCTGGTTACTTTGGTGGCGCAGCTAACGCTCTCACCGCAGGCTACGGCATGGCCCCAGAAACCAAAGAATATCTGCGCGAAACCGCCCCCGTCTCTTCATTTGTCGGTGAATTGACTGGCGGTGCTATGGCGTCAATCCCCGCCATTCGCGGTGCTCAGGGTATTCTCGCTGGTACTCGACTTGCCGGAGCCGCGCCGCTTATAGGTGAAACCCTATACGGTGCGCTGTACGGTAGCGGAGAGGCTGGCGAAGGTAACCGTCTTAAAGGCGCGGCATACGGTGGTCTTGGTGCGTTAGCGGGCGGTGCGCTTGCCAATCGTTTCTTGCCGGGTGGTCCGGGTACATTCACTGGCGCTTCACGTACAAACGTGCCGTCCACCGGTCGTTTTTCTGGTGTCGAAATCTCTCCAGAACAGATTATCGCCGCTGGTCGTCAAGCTGACATTCCGGTCATGACTAGCGACGTTATGCCGCCGACGACCCGCTTAGCGCAGTTTACGCAGTCAACTGGCGAAGTGATGCCACTTGGCACGGCAGGGATGCGCCGTGAGCAGCAAGTCGCTCGGCAAAACGCCGTTGAAAATCTTTTGGCGGATTACGGTGTTAGCGTAGATAGCGATCTTGCTTCTGAAGTTGTAAGCAATTTGAACCAGACCCGTGCGGCCACGATTGGTCGGTACACGGACATGAAGCAGAACGTAATCCAGCAGTTTGCTGGTCGCGGTGATGTTCCTGCTACGAAGTCGGTTTCCGCGATTGATGGCCTGCTCAATAATCTGAAAGCAGAGAACCTTCCGCAGCAACTTGGCCCCTTGATCCGCCAGCTTGAGGATGTTCGCAACAGCCTTACCGGACCGGGCGATCTCGCTAAAATCGAAGCCAATCGCAAGACGCTATTTAATCTAAAGAGCGACCCTAATCTTGCGTCAATTCCCGATAAGTCGGAAAAGGCATTCCAGAAAGTCTACACTGCGCTTAACGAAGATATGGGCGACTATATCAAGGCGAATGGCACGGCCAAAGACTTCAATCTCTGGAAGGTAGCAAATACAAAGTTGGCGCGCACGGCGGATGAACTGCGCGTTGGCGGTTTGAAAAACGTGCTGAACAAGGGCGAGTTTGACCCAACTCTCGTTACGAAGATGCTAACCGGATCGAAGCCTGCCGATGTTCGTACACTGTTCACGAGCCTGAACAAAGATGGCCGTGAAAGCGCCCGCCTTTTGCTTATTCAGGACGCTGCAAAGCGTGCGATGAATAAGGAAACCGGCGACGTAGACCCGAATAAGTTCGCTCGTGAAGTCATGGGTTTATCCGACAACTTTTCGCAGTTCTTCGGTGCTTCCGATATGCGCCGCGTCAAGGGTTTAGCCGAAGTTCTGCGCGCTACTCGCCGCGCTCAATCCGCCCAGTTTTTACCAGATACTGGCGCAAAGCTTGAGCCTATTATGGCGATGGGTGGTTTTAGCGGGGCAGGTACGGTGCTTGGTTCGCTGCTGGGTATGGGTACAGCGGTATCCGCCGGTACGGGTTTAGCGATGTCCGCCGGATTTGGCGTTGCAAAGCGGTTCTACGAAAGCAAGCCCGCACGCGATCTGCTTTTGCGGATTAGCCAAGCGTCTGGCAGCAAGAAGTCTGAATTGATTAATCAGTTCCTAGCTGGAGCCGCAGCTACCGGCGGGGCTATGGGTGCTACTCAAATGAGCGAAGGTGAGTAATGGCCAAGAAGACTAGTGTTAGAGACATGTCGTGGCGGCCACAGCCAAAGTCGAAACGTCGCCACAAACCCGACGGGCTTCGCCATCGTAAGTCTTTGGGGCCACGCAGTCACTTGCGAACTAGCTTCTGATATTATACACACCGCCCATGAAGTTCATGGGCATTGATCCCGGCGCGTTCGGGGCTATTGCTATTCTGGATAAGGATAGCCGAGAACTTGTCATCATCGACATGCCTACTCTTAAAGTTAAACGCGGGCCGCGTGTCGTCAATCAGGTGGACGCGCATATGCTGGCTGATAGCCTGCGACCGCACATGACCGGCGAAATCAAAGCCATCATCGAGAAAGTTCACGCCATGCCGGGCCAAGGTGTGTCGTCGATGTTCAGCTTCGGCCGTGCTGCCGGTATCGTCGAAGGTGTCCTTGCTGGCCTGTCTATATCTTTTGAGTTGATACCGCCTGCGACTTGGATTAAGTCTATGCGCACGTTCGGAGGAAAGGACGGCAGTCGTCAGCGGGCACAAGAGTTGTTCCCGGATTACGCCCATCTCTTCGCACGGAAAAAGGATGACGGCCGGGCTGAAGCTGCGCTTATCGCTTGCTACGCCGCCGAGAGGGAAGACGATGGACCATCTATTCGATTACCAAAAGGTCGGCGCAGACTTTCTCTGTAAGAACCCGGCCGCATTCCTTGCTGATGAGCAGGGCCTTGGCAAAACACTTCAAGTGATATCAGCCTGTGATATACTCGGCCTCACAAAAGTCGTCGTGATCTGCCCGGCCATTGCTAAGATTAACTGGCGGCGTGAGTTCGAGCGATGGGGAACCGTCGAGCGCGAAGTGAAGGTGTTCAGCTACGATAAAATCACACAGTCGAAGGAGGTCCGCAATGAAATCGCAAAGTTTGAGCCAGACGTTCTCGTTCTGGATGAGGCTCATTATCTCAAGAACCGTACTGCTAAGCGCACAAAGTATCTATATGGTCAGTATTGTCGCGGTGATGGCCTTGTTAAGTTTGCTGATCGTGTTTGGCTTCTTAGCGGTACTCCCATCCCTAATAATGTCAGCGATTTCTGGACCCATCTTAAAGCGATTTGGAAGTACCCGTTAAACTTCGCTGACTTTACAACGTACTTCTGCAAGACTTGGAGCGGCCAGTTCGGCCTTCAGGTTCTTGGTAACAAGACCGAGCGCATGGCTGAGTTCAAGACCGTACTTCAGTCGATCATGCTTCGCCGCAAGGGCGAAGTTGTGCTGAAAGATTTGCCGCCTATCTGGTGGCAGAGCGCGCCAGTCGAAATAGAAAACTGGAGCGACAGGAAACACATCGACGACCCGCGCCAAGCCGAAGCGGTCGATATGATCCTCGCGCATTCGCTTACGGGGCAAGACTTGTCCGCCGCGATTGAGAACATCGCCCCGCACATCGCGTCATTAAGACGGCTGACAGGTGCGGCCAAGGCAGCGCCCATTGCCACACAGATAGCGGGCGAATTGGCGGATGATGCTTACGACAAAATCGTCATCTTCGCCTACCACACCGACGCAATCCAGACGCTTTACGATAGACTGAAAGACTTCAGCCCGGTCGTAGTCGCAGGCGGTATGCCGACAGCCGACCGTCAAGCGGCGATTGATAACTTCCAGACCGACCCGAAGGTGCGCGTATTCATCGGCCAGATCACGGCGTGTTCCACAGCAATCACATTGACGGCTACAAATCAGGTGGCGTTTGTGGAGATGGACTGGGTTCCGGCGGTGAACGCACAGGCGGCTAAGCGTTGCCACCGTATCGGCCAGACAAAGCCCGTCATCGTGCGGACATTCGGCCTTGTCAATTCTGTCGATGAGATTGTGGCTAAGACCCTAGCCAAGAAAGCCCAGATGATTTCTGAAGCATTAGATTAAGAAGGGCCGAGGCGACTTCCAACTCCCCGGCCCTCCCTTTCATTTAGAGCAAATCGTCAAGGTCCGAGATGTCTGCGGACGGACGTTCCGCCGCAGTGAACTCGTCCGCAGCAGACAGACGGCCATCCATACGGGGGCCATCATCTACCTTTTGGAGATTGCCCAGAGAGAATGCAACGCCGTTGTTGCCGTTCACGCTGTACGCATAAGCGCGCAGCGAGGCATGGACCTTCGCACCGGGGTAGATTTCTTTAGGGTCTGTAATCGGAGCGGGCTTGCCGTTCTCGCCAGCAAACTTGCTGACAACACCGGGGGCCTGCTTCGACTTGACGTTCATGAAGATCGAGCCTTCTGGATAGCCCTTCTCTTCGCCGTCGTTGCGGAAAGGCATACGGATTTTGCCGCCTTCCACCATTGATTTAGTCTTGTCTCCCCACTTCTCCTTGGCCACAGCCGCAGCCGTCGCTTTGAGTTCGGACAAGTCAGTGCCGTCAGGGAATACAAGGCAGCAAGAATAGACCGGCTCCGTTGCACCCGGAGGCGTCTGCGGTTCGAACACATGCGGATAAGAGATGATTGCTTCGGGTGTAATAACTTTTGACATCGTAGTTTCCTTATTCAACGGTAAAGTCATCCGCCGCCAATGAGGCAACGGCTGGACGGTTATCTGTATCAGCGACCATTGATGTGCCGGATGATACAGCTATGACGAGCGATGCAGGCAGGTTCTTCTTGCCCACAACACGCTCGATCTGCGGTGGCGACTTCAACTTCTTTTCGTAGATGTCGTCGTCATCGAGACCTTCTTCTGTGGCCCAAGCCACAAACTCTTCTTCAACACGCCAGCGGCGCGTCGGTCGTTTCTCCACCAGCTTGTAGCCGGGGAGGCCCGCGCCTGTTTCCAACAAAGTATTGGCATGGCGGCGCAAAGACTTGATCCACTCTTCAACCAACGGAACCCTTTGCAGATAGTCCGCGACTTCCTGCGGGCTTAGGTCATTGACGGTTCGTACTGTACCAAACTCGTCTTGTGCGACCTCAAGGGCGTTGTTGCGCAGGGCCGAACAAGTGCCAGCCGCAAGGCAGAACTTGCAGTGATCGCCGGAGATGCGCGGCGCGTCCGGCTTTAAGGCTGCGTGCGCTGCGTCAATAAGTTCTGTGCCGTAGTCCAATATGTCGTCACGGCTGTAGCTGTACTCCCGCACTGGCCCGTCGGGGTGCATGGCGCGGGGTTGTATAACGACCGTTATAACTTTGTTGACCGGAGCCTTCTCGCCTATTTCCAATATGCCTCCGAGCGCATAATATTTAAGCTGCTCGTTGTCCGCGACTTCAACCGCAACGCCTTGGCCGTGCTTATAGTCAATGACGTACAGTGTTCCAGTTGCCTTGGCGTAGATGATACAGTCCGCCGTGCCGAACATCGGCATGGGTGGATCAAGTTTGTCTAGGCTGAAGCGTTTCTCATAGCGGCAGATGCTCGGTTCCGATGAGGCCACATCTCGGATGTAGTCGATGTAAACCTGCACCGCACGAGCCATGTTGTCGTCAACCTTGTGGCCGTTAAACTCTTGGCCAATGAAGGCGAAGGTATTTTCATGGTCATTGACCAAGCAGAACTCACCAAACTCATGTGCAGCCGTACCAAGTTCGGCGTAAGGTGAACTCTCGTTAGGGAACGGAGCCTCGGCGTTGAGCGAACCGGGGCAGTTGATGCGGCGCTTTGCATTCGACGCGCCAAATTTAGCATGTGCTGTCATTGATACTCCCCTTCCCTATAACGCCGCTCAAGCTGGCTAAGTTCTGGATGGCTGCGAACCCAGCTTCCTGTGTAGGGCTGGAAGTTCTTTCTCCACCAATCGTCGAGATGGCCGGTTGTGATTGACGGATCAGACTGTGCGGCCGTCGCGTCGAACACTGCATCCGACACCATAGGGTCATTCGCAATCTCGTAAGCATAGGCCCACATCGAAAGCTGAATGCGGCGGCGGCGCTCTTCTGAAACTGCGTCAGTCATTTGCGATACCTCTTCCCTTCTTTGCCCTCGGCGTTGATGGGGCAGCCTTCCGCCCATGCCGGAACTCGTGTCATGATGTCAATCATTTCGTCAAGCGAACCAAAATTATCTGGCACTTCGGATATGATTTCATCGTGTACGGACAGGATAACATTGTAGCCTTTAAGTTCCAACGCCATCATGGCCGTGGCCATAAGGTCACGGGCAGTCGCTTGCACCACGTTCTCGGTCAATAGGCCACCCCAGATAATCTGCGATGTCCACTGACGCGTCACACTATTCAGCGTATCGACTTGGGCTGTGTCGCGCATAGCCCCCCAAGGTGTCTCTCGCTGAATGATGCGCGGATTGTGGTACGTAAGCGACCGCCCGCTAGGTAATGGAAGCCCGACGGTCCCAACCCTGCCTGCTTCCTTCACCATATCTACAAAGTCTTGTTCGACATCCCGCCAGTATTGCGCGATCCGATTGTTCTTCTCACGGTAGACCGCAACGATGCGCTTGGCTTCGTCCTCATCTACCTTGATACCCATGCTGGCGCACTGCTCGGCGAAGCGTTTACCGCCCATGCCATAGCCGCAACCCAGAATTGCCATCTTCCCGACCTGCCGCTGTGCGTCAGTGACGGCCTCCACGTCTACGTTGTAGATGGCCGATGCCATTTCTTTATACACGTCTCCCCCCTTTCGGAACGTCTCAACGAGATCGTTCTGCCCCGCTACCCACGCAAGAACGCGGGCTTCAATCGCTGAATAGTCGGCGAACATAAGCCGGTGGCCATCCTCGGCGATCAGCATCGACCGAAGCAAGTCGGACGCCAGAACCGTACCGGCTCCATGCTCCGACACATCCTCATCCGCTTTAAGTTTGGCGATGATCTCGTCCAACTCGTCTTGTTTCTTTTGCGGACGCGGGAAGTTCTGCGGCTGCACTAACTTACCCGACCAGCGGCCGGTTGCCGCGCCATGATAAACAAGGAGACCGCGCATCCGTCCGTCTTCGTTGACCGCGTGAAGCATCGCGTCGTACTTGGCTGTGCTGGACTTGGCCCCATTCTGCCGCAGTGTTAAAACCTCGCGGATCACCGGGTGCAGTTTGTCGGAGGTCAACAGCCGAGCAACGGTCTGCTTGTCAACAGACTTGGTGGCAATCCCGTGGCTGTTAAGCCAAGCAACTAAGTCCACCCCATTCGTTGCAGCTTTGACTTGCCCTTTGGTAAGGCGTTGAATTTCTGCGTCAATTTCTATGCTGGCATTTGAGGCCAGTGCTTTGACGCGATGCACAAGGTCAACGTCAAGCGCCACGCCCCGGTCGTTGATGCGTTGGTCAAGCTGATAAAGACGACGTTCACTGTCGGGCATTTCGTTCAGTACTTCCGCGACGGACAGTTCCGTTCGAACATCTTGGCGACAGTACTGGATAAGCTGTTCGACCTTATCCTTCGTGTTCCACCATGTGTAGCTGCCGTCGGCGTTCACCTTACGCGGCCGTGCCATCCGGAGCATAAGGGCTGCGCCCGTCTTGTCCTTCTGTTCTTCGACGCCAAGGACGGCAGCCGCTTGGCCTAGAGAACGAGGCAGCCCCATCGCGCTGGCCTGTGCCATCGTGCAGCGCCATTGCTTGATGCGCGTAGCTGGCCATTGATAACGGCCAACCATAATCTCGTTCCAGATTGTGCGTTCGAACTGACTATTCCACGCCGAGAGCAATCCGCCCGCCATGATCCAATCTTCGAGATAGATATCCCGTTCATCGCCCGGCTGCCATACTAGCACGTCGTCAGACCACGGGGCCTTGTAGGCCATGCACCAGATGTCGGTTGATGGGTCAGCGGCGTACTTATAGACGCCTGTCTTGCGGAGATCGACGGCGCTGCGCGTCTCGAAGTCTACCGATACTACCATACTCGTTCCCTCTTTTTCGTCGGTGTCACGTTTGCTTTCCCTATAGCTGGCACAAGTCGCATAGTGTCGTCAACAAAAAAAAGTTCTTGCATTCGATATTGAACCTGTGCCACCCAAGAGAGGCGACAAACAAATGAGGGAGATTATGTCCAAAAGTTTTACCCCGTGGCGGCCTGAAGAGGACGCTATTCTTACAGAACTTTACCATAAAAATCTGACGTACCCGCAGATTGGAGAGGTGCTTGGCCGTTCGGCTGACGCCGTTGACACTCGGCGCAGGAAGATTGGGCTGAAGCGAGAGTTCGTTTCGCACAAATCGCCACCGCCAGATGATCTAAGGGAGATGGCAAGGATTATGAACGTAACGCAACTCGTTAAACACTATGGCCGGATCAGGTCGGTGGTCATTCGTTGGATGGACGAACTTAAACTTACGGAAGTCCTTGTCAGTTCAAGCGGAAGGAAGAAGGCTGTGCCGGATAACTTCCGCACGATGGCCCCGACCATGACCTGCGCCGCACTCATGCGTCTATACGGCAGCGACCGCAGAACGGTTAAGGGCTGGCTTAGAGAAACAGGTATCGCCTCTATACCAAAGGCGGAATGGTACGCGAAAACAGATACGTTTGTTCCGGATGAAGTCAAAGGGGATGAGCCAGTTGCTCGGCGTGAGTTCTCCGGCCACACAAAATTGATTGCGGCTGAGGCTGCGAATTTTCTGCGCCGCACGCACCCGTCGGTCCATCGTGCGGATATAAAGATGTACGAGCAGTCGTCGCACACATGGGGTGACATCAAGAATGTACCCTTTCGGGGCATCAATCAGTATTTTGTTTCAGGCAAAGGCATCATGTGGCTCGACGACCTCATCGCCTACGCTCAAGCAAAAGGATTTAAAATTAAGGAGTTAATATAATGACACGTCCAACAAAAACTAATGAAGAGAAACCGCCTGTCGTCAACGAGAAGGAAGCAATCATTGCTTGGCTTCGGTCTGGCCGGATGAACATGTTCGAGCGCAACACCCGTTGGCTTGCGGATCGCATTGCAGAAGGGGATCATTTGAAATGAAACAGGTACAAGCAGCACAACTGGCTGAGTGGCTGGACAACAACACACGTGGCTACACCAGCCGGGATGGCAACAGAATAAAAATCGAAGGTGAGATTGATGCCTACGAACTTCTGCTATATGTCCAGTCGCTTATAAACGACAGAAGCACCCGCCAAATCCAAGCCGACAATCGCGCTGCGTACACTGGCCGGGGTGTCTTTGGAAGGACCTAGTGATGGATACAGTAAAATGGACCGACGAAGAACAAACGGTTGAGTTCGTTCCAGTATTCGTAATCGGATTTGAAGCAGAGTTGGAGCGCGGTGTAATAATGACGACACCCGGCTACACATTGTTAGTCGATGCTGAACCGGACTTTGCGCTCTTCGCCATCGACGCAGCAGTAGACATATTGATGCAGAGACGTGACCAAATTGAAAAGAGGGAGTTGCACTAATGAAATTTAAAACGCTGTATGAGATTGGGTTCACCGATCTCGTGTCTGTCATCCCGCCGAACGCCGAGTTGTCGGCCATGTCTAAAATACAAGCGGATCAGGCAGGCAAAGCACCCGGTCGGCAGAATGCACAGGGCACATGGGGCGGGTATGCTTGGCAGGACTATGTGCCGACGCCGAATGATGTGGAAAGGTGGGACCGCAGCCATGCTAATATCGGCTTGAAGGCAAGCAAATATCCTGCGGTTGACATTGATGTTGTTAACGAGGGGTTGGCTCGTGTCATTGGTGATATGGCGGTGAAGGCATTGGGCAAAGCCCCGATGCGTATCGGTCGTTTCCCCAAGCGATTGTTCATGTATCGCACCGACGATAAGATCGGCCGGATGCAGGTGCGGTTCCGCGATGACCGGGGCGTTGAGCAGCTTGTAGAGTTTCTAGGGGACGGGCAGCAGTACGTCATCGGCGGTATCCACCCTATCACCAAGGAGCCGTACAGTCTTGATGTGGACCTGACGCAACGTGGCCCGGCTGGGTTGAAGAAGGTCACGCGGGAAAAGATTGAGCAGTTCTTCGCCGATCTAACGGAGACGTTGGAGATGATGGGCTGCGAGATTATCCACGCGGATAAGACGGCGCAGAAGGCAGTCGAGCGGCAGTCCGTCGATCAGGCATCGCTCACCGCGCCAAGCGTTACCCATGTGGCCGCAGCCGTGGCAGCCATCCCGAACAAGACCGAGCATTTCCCTGACCGCGATGACTATATTCGCATGGGCTATGCCATCAAGGCTGCGTGTGGCCCGGACAATGAGACAGACGCGTTCGAGATATTCGCATCGTGGGCCGAGCGTTGGGAAGACGGGGTTAACTCGCTCGATACTATCGAAGCAGACTTCGGTCGTATGCACCCGCCCTATGAATTGGGCTGGGACTGGCTGGCGGATAAGGCTGTAGCCTTTGGCTACAAACGCGAGGTCGATGAGTTCGATGTGACGGACTTCAGCGACGACGACTTCGGCATGGTAGCGTCTGCGGGCGAGACACCGATTGAGTACAGCGACATTGCTTTGGCGCAGCGCGTTGCTCGGCTACACGTTTCGGATATCCGATACGTTGTGGGCGGCATGGGCTGGGTCGCATGGGACGGCAACAAGTGGGCGAAGGACGTGGCGAACAAGCACTTGTCCATCGTCCGCAAGGTCTGCGCGAACGCGTCGGCGGAGGCGTTGCAGCACATCGACAGCCCGCAAAAGGGTGAGCGGATCGCGCAGCGTGTGGCGTCATACAATGTGATCGCAAACGTGGCGAAGCTGGCAGCGGTTGAGCCGTCAATGCAGGCCACGACGGAGCAGCTAGACGCGGACATCTATATCCTCAACACCCGGTCGGGTATGGTGGACCTGAAGACGGGGACGTTGCTCCCCCATGACCGTTCTCGCATGTGTACAAAATGCACATCGGTCGAGGCGGACTTCAGCAAGCCAGCCCCGCAATGGCAAGCGTTTCTTAATGAGGCGTGCAACGGTGATAGCGAGATGATCTCTTACCTTCAAAGGTTGGCGGGCTATTCCGCGACGGGTAGTACCAAGGAGCATGTACTCGCCTTCGCCCACGGGTCCGGCGGCAATGGCAAAGGGACGTTCCTTGGAGCGATAGGCAATATCCTTGGCGATTATGCCACCGTGGCCAGTGCGGACGTTTTCTTGGCGTCGAACAATCAGCGTCACCCTACGGAGTTGGCGTCGTTGATGGGCGCTCGGCTCGTTCACGCGCAGGAGATTGACCCGTCGCGCAGGTGGGACGAAGCCAAGGTGAAGTCGCTTACTGGCGGGGACAAGATCAGTGCGCGCTTCATGCGGCAGGATTTGTTTGAGTTCGAGCCGCAGTTCACGCTTGTAATCGCAGGCAATACGAAGCCGGAGATTACTAACGTGGATGACGCTATGCGTCGGCGTATGCACCTCATTCCCTTCGACACCAAACCGGTTCGTAAGGACATGGACCTGCCCGATAAGCTGAAGGAAGAATATCCCGCCATCTTGGCGTGGATCATTGAGGGTGCAAAGGCATGGATGGCTGAAGGGTTGAACCCACCACAGGCCGTAATCCAAGCTACCGATGAGTATCTCGCAGGAGAGGATGCATTGGCCCGCTGGATCACGGAGCGTTGCGTTGCTGGCGAAGACAATGAGATGACCACCAACGAGGCGTTCAATGACTTCCGCGACTGGTGCAAGGATAACAACGAAGCCAAGGGCAAGGAGTGGTCGCAGCGTAAGTTCAATGGTGAGATGAAGACGCATGGCTATGATGCCACAAGGGACCGGGCGACACGAACGAAGCGTGTGTTCCGTGGTCTTGAACTTCTCATTGGCGATGCAGACCACATGATCATCAACGCCATGATCGACGAAGGGTCGGACGATTTCTTTGGCGTCGAGATTAACTTTAAGGCAGATGATAGGGATGATGTGTAATGTATGGGAATGATTTTATGCGATACAAAGAGATCAGGGATGCGTTGAACGCAGAGGTGGTTGGCGGTGCGGTCGATGTGGTCAATAGCCCACCGCACTACACCGCTGGGGGGATTGAGGCGATTGACGCCATCGAGGCCGCGCTAAGCGACGAAGGCTTTCGCGGCGCGTTGAAAGCTAATGTCCTCAAATATATGTGGCGTTATGAAAAGAAAGCCGATCCGGTCGCGGACCTTCGCAAAGCGCGGTGGTATCTTGATCGGCTGATACAAAAAGTTGAGGGGGCATAGCGCCCCCTCTTTTTTTTACGGGAAGCCGGGAGCGTCGTAGCCCGTTACGTCTTTAAATGCGGAATTTGCCTCTTCCGGTGTCTTAAAACGGCCAAGGAAAACGCGCTCTCCCTTAACTATGGCGTTAGCCGCAATCAATGTCACGCCTAGTTTATGAAACGTCTGTCGGCCTATACCGTGCGCGGGAACTCGGTCGGTGTTACGGGGAATAGGCTTGCGTGTGATTGGGTCGCGCTCACGGAGCGGAGCGTGGACTGCTAAATTGTCCCAGCGGTTGTCCAGTTTGTTGCCATTGACATGGCGGACAGGGTGCTGTGGCCATTCGCCTGTCACAATGTTCCAGATGATCCGATGGGCCATAATATAGGAGCCATTATACATAACGTTATAACCACCGGCGGTCTCCGTGCCTGCTGGGCGTCCGGCGGGGAGTGATCCTCTTGGCTGGCGGTAGGTCAGCGCCCCGGTGTCGGGGTCGTAGTCGAATGTCTCTTTCAAAGTCTGGTGTATTGTCATGTAAAATCCTTTCGGGCCGGGTTGGGCCGGGTTTGAAAAATCCGTGCACGGTTTGGCGTGCGCTGAAACCCGCAGAAAACTGCCATCGGTGCATGGTTGGGCCGGAAGTGCCGACCTTTTCCTACCAAGAGCCCTTATACACGGGGTATTTATACATATAATATATATATTAGTATTAGTAAACACCCAAAATGTATAGGACGTTATTGAGAAAACCATGCACTTCTGGCCCAACCATGCACGGATCGCAGAAAACAGCCATTTTTAAAAAGGCCAAACCGTGCACGGATTTCTTCAAACCCGGCCCGAAAGGGGCAAACCATGCACGGATGGCAGTTTTCCGTTAATCGTCGTCAAACACACCCGGCAAGTCGTCTGCATCGAGGTTATGTGAGCCGACTTGCTTTGGGGGCGTGATGTCTATGGTGACTTCTTCCTCGATATGCTCGATTTGGTCATGAGGATTTGACGACGCCAAGTTTAGCTGGCGCAGTGCATCAAGATGGAGTTGGTTCACGTTGACTTGGACCGCTGCGGCTGGCTTGGCTTGGAACTTATCCGGAGCAGTAACCCCCGCCAACCATTTGCGCGTTTCGATCTTGAGCCTGTCCGCGTTAGCCGATACGCTGTCCGAGGCGTCGGCAATGTCGAGGCACTCATCCGCCCATTGGTCGGCTGCGATTGTCCGAGCCTGCCGGAACCGCTCCTCCCTGTCTGGGTCTTTGCGTATCCAATGATAGAGCGAGAGGTTGCTGATGTTCAGTTCACGAGCAAGGCCAGCCATTGTTAGGCCAGATGCAATCTTCTCCAGCAAAACAGTCTCACCAACCTTGTCTAAGTTTGACGCAATCGTGCGTCGTTTAATATGTCCGGCCATGTCTTATCCTTTAAGTAGTGATATAAGCCCGTATAAAGCCCATAGAGAAGCATACGGGGTGATTGCTAGGTAACTACCCGATTGTAGCTAGACGCGCTCCAGACCCCTTAGAAACGTCTCTAAGAGGATAGAGACGGGAGCCGGGACTGAACGCCCGCCTTGTTCATAGTATCGGATCGACCTTTCGGACAGCCCAATTTTGCGGGCGAGATGCCCTTGCGTCATGTTCAGCTTCTCGCGTGTTGCTTTAAATTCTTCGCTTGTCATTTGCGGTATCCTTGTTCAATGCGTGAACGATTGTGCTGTGGTCACGGTTCATGATCCGGCCAATTTCGGTTGTGCTGTAGCCTTTCTCCCGAAGCATCAGGATGCACAGGCGGCGCACAGCCACCACACGCTTGAACCGCGACTTGCCGAGCATGTCCTCAACCGTGTAGCCGTAGCCCTCGGCCAGATGTTCTATATCTTTAAGGTTCTTTTCCCGTGGCGTCATTCCATCAGGGCCTTTTCTGCATCTTCTATCAATTCAATGGGCGGCCAGCGAATATAATTTACATGCTCGTCCGTTATCACGCCCAGAAATTCCAGATATCCCATAAGGCGGTAGGCCAAGGTTGCGCTTGCGCGTTCGGTGTAGTTCTCGAACTGCTCTTCGTCGTCGTCATTGTCGTTCATTTGCTTGGCTCCTGAAAACTAAAAACTAAAAACTAAAAACTAAAAACTAAAAACTAAAAACTAAAAACTAAAAACTAAAAACTAAAAACTAAATCTCATTTGCTTTGCCCTTTGTTAAATATAACTAATGCGGACGGGAAGGGCGCACTGTTCTTGGCGCTGCCAAACTTAAGACGTCCACGGATAAATTCGATTTGGCCTTTCATGGCATAATCGTGCCACCAGCGCGTATCAGTGCGCGCCGGAACAAGGCAAACAACTGTCGCGCCTGCTAGGCTGCTCTCGTATGCTTTCTTCATCCATTGGCCGATTGTGCGACCATAGGGCGGGTTCATCCAACAAACGCCCTGCCAAGGCTGCGCTAGGCCGTTGTCCGCTTCGGTGAAGTATCGGGCGCATTTGGCGTTGTCAGCGGTCGCGCAAACATCCAGCGTAAAGCCGTAAATTGCGTTCTGCTTGTCGAAGAATTCTTGCGGCGTCGCCCATAGGTCGGTCGCGCTTGAGAAGTGCACGCTCATTTGCTTGTCTCCTGCTCTCTAAGGCGCTTGGCTTCTGCGAAGGTGAGGCCCTGTGAGTTTCGCAAGGGCCAAGCATTGTCCGAGGATACCCGGTGCTTGCGGCCTAACGGCGCGGCTTGTTGCGGTTTAATCATGATTACTCTCCCTTATTATCATTGCGGCAAGCATAGGATAGACCTGCCAGCATACTAACTAACCATATAAATGCGAATACGTTAAACGGTACATATTGTGATAAATCAAAAGCCATTGTCATTCCCTCTTTCGTTGTTAAGCTGCGGCGTCAATCCGCTTTGCGTAATCTATAGCCCACGACTTGCGGGTAAACGGCCCAAAGATATTTCCGTACTTCTTGCTGGTGATGTAAAACTTACGGCCAGCAGTCTTTTCTATCTCGTAACCTTGGTTGCTTACATTTGCCATTTCGTAATCCCTCTCTGTGTGGACACGTTGGTAGTAGGCACAATGTGCCGGTGTCTCAATAACTCAATTGAAAACAATTGTAAACAATCAAATCACATCGCAATGTGATTGCTTTGCCTTTGCAACATAATGCGGCAGGCACGATGTGCCGGTTTAACAAGGGAAAGAGGCAGCGCCGCGCCTCCGTTTTCGTGCGCCTCCGACCCCATTTGGTCCAGCACTAATACACTGTTACACCCTGAAACCCGCAGAAATGCGTGGGTTTTTGGGCGGGGAGGTCGAAATGGCCTTTCGATCCGACCCCCCCCCGGCCCCCGCCGCGCACGGGGGGCGTGTGTGTATAACCTGACAGACATGGAGATGTGGCCCCACCCCCCGTACCCCCTGTGTTTTATGCTACCCCAGCCAAAAAAATTTCTAACTTTTTGCTTGTCAAACTGTAACAATAAGTTGTAACAGCGATGGACCACGAAAAACGGGAGAAATACGTTGGCAGTTTATGGATACACTCGCGTCTCGACTGAAGACCAGATTGAGAACACATCGCTCGACGATCAAGCGCGCCAAATCCAAGGCATTGCGCTTACGCATAATTTAGAGTTGACGCACATCTACGAAGAACGGGGCGTCTCCGGCGGCGTCCCACTGCTACGCCGAGAAGAAGGCTGCAAGCTGGCGTTCCTCCGGCCCGGCGATACTGTTATCGTATCGAAGCTAGACCGTATGTTTCGCGATGCGAGAGACGCACTAAACGTGATTGCCGACTGGGACACGGCGAACATTAATCTCATCATCAACGGCTACGGCAATGTCATGGACAAGGCCAACCCGAACGGACGCTTCATGCTAGAGATCATGGCCGTCTTCTCCGGCGAGGAGCGCCGCCGTATCAGAGAACGTGTCACCGCCGGTAAGAGAGCGAAGAAGTCACAGGGCGGATACGTCGGCGGCAAAGTGCCGTTCGGCTTTAAGAAGTCAGGCACAGGCCGCAAGGCCAAGCTGCTTCCAGAACCAAACGCGCAGGACGCGTTGATTACAATGAAAGCCGCACGCGTTAAAGGTCATAGCTACCGCGATATTGCTATTATCGTAGCAAAGCGTCATGGTATATCGGTTAGTCACCAAACAATCGCACGTGTAATCAGGGGAGATAAGAATGCCGAAGTCTGAACCAAACTTCTTTCTGGAGTTTTTGAAGAAGTACCGCGATGATCCCGTCGGGTTCGTGCGCGATATTCTAAGAACCAAACCAGACCCTTGGCAAATCGAGTTTCTGAAAGCGATTAGTTCCGGGAACCGCAGGATCAGCGTGCGCTCCGGCCACGGTGTCGGTAAGTCTACAGCCGCAAGCTGGGCCATGCTGCATTACTTTTTGACACGGTATCCGGTGAAGGTGGTTGTCACTGCGCCGACATCCGCACAGTTGTTCGATGCGATGTTCGCGGAACTGAAGCGATGGGTGAACGAACTGCCCGACGTTCTCAAGACGCTGATCGAAGTCAAGGCCGACCGTATCGAGTTAAAGGCCGCAGCTAGTGAAGCCTTTATCTCCGCTCGAACGAGCCGGGCAGAAACGCCGGAAGCGTTGCAGGGTATCCACGCCGACAACGTGCTGCTCGTCGCCGACGAAGCGTCCGGTATCCCGGAGAGTGTGTACGAAGCTGCGTCCGGTTCTATGTCCGGCCACAATGCGACGACCTTGCTGCTGGGGAACCCTACGCGAAACAGCGGATTATTCTACGATACGCACAACCGCTTGAAGGGCGAATGGAAAACCTTTCACGTTAGCTGTCTTGATAGTCCCCGCGTATCCGATGCGTTCGTGCGAGAGATGCAGCTACGGTACGGGGAAGACAGCCCGGCGTACCATGTGCGTGTTCTTGGTAACTTCCCGCCACGTGAAGAAGATACCGTCATTCCTGTCGAGTTGATCGACAGCGCCATGAACCGCGAGATCAAGATTGCCAAGCAGACGAAGAGTGTGTGGGGCCTAGACGTGGCGCGTATGGGTTCGGATGCCTCCGCCCTCGCTAAGCGGCGTGGCCCAGTTGTTGAAGAGATACAGACTTGGAAAGGTCTGGACTTGATGCAGCTAACCGGCGCAGTCGTGGCCGAGTTCGAGGCACTTGTACCTTCCGAGCAACCCGTTGAGATATTGGTAGATAGTATCGGGTTGGGGGCGGGTGTGCTTGACCGTCTGCGCGAACTGGGTCTGCCAGCACGCGGGATCAACGTGGCAGAAAGTCCTGCGATGAAAGGGACTTACGCCAACCTACGCGCCGAATTGTGGTTTAAGTGCAAGGGGTGGCTGGCGAACCGCGACGTTAAGATACCGAAGGACGAGCAGTTGTTCGCCGAGTTGGCGTCACCGCGTTACACCTTTACGTCGTCGGGTAAGATGCAGGTGGAAAGTAAGGAGAGCATGAAGAAGCGTGGGCTTCCGTCGCCGGATAAGGCGGATGCGTTGTGCTTATGCCTCGCCACCGACATATCGACGATCATGCACGGATACTCAATGGCCAACAAGAGTGGGGCATTACGCCGGAATATAAAGGGCATTGTTTGACATAGACAAACGATGTGATATATTTGGTTTGCCCGGCAGGTTTTCCTCTCCCTCTCCCTGCCGGCGGGAACTAGGGGTGTGCGCGGCTGGGCCGGTAATAGCGAAACGCCGCCACCCCATTTTTTGCTTTTCTGCGAACTTTAGGTTATAGACGCCAAAGGGAGCATATCTGTGGAAACAAAGACTTGTTCGAAATGTGGCGAAGAAAAGCCGATTGACGGCTTCTACCCCTACCGCCCCGCCTGCAAGGTTTGCCTACGCGCAGCGCAGCGCCGTCAGAGAGCCGCCCGCCCAAACTACCACCGCGCCAGTAATCTCAAACAGCGATACGGCATAAGCCTTGATGAATATCATTCTATCATCGCCAATCAGAATTTCGCCTGCGCTATTTGTCAGGTAGAAATATCCGAGACATTAGAGTATAAGGGTAGTCGATCAGCTGTCGTTGACCATAACCATGATACGGGTGATGTACGCGGCATACTTTGTTCAATGTGCAATAAGATGCTTGGCCACGCAAGAGAAAGTACAGACATTCTTTACAAGGCCATTGTTTACTTGAGTGAGCGCGGCGCGTATACGCCAAAGAAATAGGTTTGTTTGTATGGTTGCGAAGCGTTTTCAAAATCCAAAGGGCGGTCTCAATGAAGCGGGCCGTAGCCACTTCAAGAAAACCGAAGGGGCCAACCTGAAAGCGCCGGTTAAATCAGGGGATAATCCACGGAGGGCATCATTCTTAGCGCGTATGGGGAACATGCCGGGGCCGGAGCGTAATGCGAAAGGCGAACCAACCCGCCTTCTCTTATCTCTGCAAGCGTGGGGTGCGTCATCTAAAGCAGACGCGAAGTCCAAAGCCAAAGCCATTTCAACCCGAAACAAGGGGAAGTCCAAATGAAGATGGGTCTCTATGCCAACATTGCGGCCAAGAAGGAGCGGATCAAAGCTGGTTCTGGCGAAAAGATGCGCAAGCCCGGAACAAAGGGTGCGCCTACTGCGGCAGCGTTTAAGGCTGCTGCGAAAACTGCGAAGGGTAAAAAGAAATGAAGAAACCAACTAAGGCCGACATGAAAGTAGCTAAGGTCATGGGCGAATTTAAGCGCGGCACGTTGCACGCTGGCGTAAATCCTAAAGGCCCTGCAAAGGCTCCCTTGGCTAAATCGCGCAAACAGGCTATAGCGATTGCTCTGTCTGAAGCGGGGATGAGCAAGAAGATGAAAAAGAAATAATGGATTGCCCTATCGAAACCCAAGACGTTAAGGCAAACTTGAAGGCTCGTAATTGGGCCTTCAAGAATGTCGGATATGGCCCCGCTAATCCCGGTGAGCCTAACGCTGAGTTTTGGACGGCCAAGGCCGACATGTGGGCAACGGATGTTCCCGAAGCTAAGACAATGCGTTGCAAGAATTGCTCTGCGTTTATTCAGACACCCCGTATGCTAGAGTGCATTAAGTATGGTATCGAAAAGGGTGAGGAGGACGCATCTTATGAAGAAGAAGTTCAAGATGCAGCGAACCTTGGATATTGTGAGTTGTTTGATTTTAAGTGTGCTGGCGACCGTACATGTGATGCTTGGCTTGCTGGCGGTCCTATAACCGCTGAAATGAGCAGCCGTAAACGTGGTGCATTGGCGATGCACGGGATGGATTATCCTGAACGAGGTGAAGATTAATGGCATATCGTAATAACCGTAAGCCGAGTAAGGCCGACATGGCTAAGAACAACCGTATGTATCAGGATACTGGGGTTCCCAACGCCAACTCGGAAAACGACGACAGCGAAGATATGTCCAAAGAAACTGAGGTTGAACTCCCCGATGGGACAGAGATTTCCATTGAAGAGCCAGAGATGGAAGACGAGCAGGTAGAAGAGCCTGTATCCGAAGAAGAACTTCAGAACATCATCATCGCCGAAATCGACGACGCGCAAAACTATATCGACGATGATATCTCGCCGCAGCGTGCGCTTGCAGGCCAGTACTATAAGGGCGAACCCTTCGGCAACGAAGAGGAAGGCCGGTCGCAGGCGATATCTATGGACGTGCGCGATACCGTGCAGGCCATGATGCCGTCGATTATGAAGATATTTTTCGCGGCGAACAACGTTGTCGAGTTTGCGCCGAACGGCCCAGAAGATGTTGCGACCGCGCAGCAAGCGACGGATTACGTCAACTACTGCCTGACACGCGACAACAACCTATTCAACGAGTGTTATTCCACATTTAAGGACGCGCTGATCCGCAAGAACGGGATCATGAAAGTCTGGTGGAATACCGAAAAAGATGTCACGACCCATTACTTTACGGGTCTGGACGAAGCTACATTCTCCGTCCTTCAGGCCGATGTTAATATCGAAGTTAAGGACGTAGAGATTACTTACGGCGAGACGATGGTCGAAACGCCGATGGGTATGATGGGTCAAACCCAGCCTGCGACCTACGACTGTACAGTAGTCCGTACAGTTGAGAAGGGCCGCTTGCGCGTTCAGTCCGTACCGCCCGAAGAGTTTCTGATTGACCGCCGTGCGCGCTCTATTGAGACTGCCGAGTTTGTAGCCCACCGTCGTTACGTCACCGTATCCGATCTTGTAAAGATGGGCTACGATTTCGATGAGGTTCAAGACCTTGGCTTTGAAACGCTCGACGATTTCGAAGGCAACCAAGAAGCCTTTGATCGTAACCCACAAGCGTTCGTTCAAATCACTGGCCGCACAGATACGACATCGCGCAAAGTTCTCTACATTGAGGGCTATGTGTATGTTGACATGGACGGCGACGGGATTGCGGAACTTTGCCGCGTATGCGTTGCGGGCACAGCCAACAAGGTTCTGCATTGGGAACCTTGCGACTTTATTCCGTTTGTAGACTTCTGCCCTGATCCAGAGCCGCACACATTCTTCGGCATGTCGATTGCCGACGTGACGATGGACATTCAGCTTATCAAGTCGAACATCCTGCGTAATACGTTGGACAGTTTGGCCCAGTCGATCCACCCACGCACGGGTGTTGTCGAAGGCCAAGTCAATCTCGAAGACGTAATGAACACCGAAGTCGGTGGTATTATCCGTATGCGCGCACCGGGTATGGTGCAGCCGTTCACCATGCCGTTCGTCGGGCAGCAAGCCTTCCCGATGTTGCAGTATATGGACGAACTGCGCGAGAACCGCACAGGCATTTCCAAGGCCGCGTCTGGCCTCGATGCTAACGCGCTTCAGTCTTCGACCCGCGCCGCTGTCGCAGCCACGATTACTGCTGCGGCGCAGCATATTGAACTGATCTGCCGTATCTTCGCCGAGACTGGCATGAAGAACCTGTTCCGCAAGTCGATGCAGCTTATCGCCAAGAACCAAGACGCACCACGCATGGTGCGTTTGCGCAACACATTCGTTCCGATTGACCCGCGTGTGTGGGACACGAGCATGGACGTTGTAGTGAATGTCGCCCTCGGCACTGGCAGCAACGAAGAGAAGATGGCGTTCTTAGGCCAAGTCGCCGCCAAGCAAGAGATGCTCATGCAGATGGGCGCTCCATTGGCTGACATGCAGGGTTACTACAATACGCTGTCTCAGATGATGGCGCTGGCTGGTTATAAAGACCCGACTGTATTCTTTAAAGACCCGGCCATGATGCCGCCTCCGCCACCGCCTGCGCCACCGCAGCCGACACCGGAAGAGATGCTGTCGCAGGTTCAGATGGAAGCGATCCGCGCTGACATCCAGAAGAAGGCAGCCGAACTTGAGTTGCAGCGCGAAGAGATGCTGCGCAAAGACGACCGTGAGCGCGACAAACTCGACGCCGATATGATGATTAAGGCAGCCGAGATCGAAGCCAAGTACGGCGCGCAAGTCAACACGGCCAACATCGAAGCGTTGATGCAGCGCGACCGTGAACTCCTACGCCAGCAAGGCGAAATGGAACGTGCGGCTTTGCAGGCCCAACAGGCCGCGCAGAACGCACAGATGGCGCAGGCCGTCCAGCAAGCGCAGATGCAACCCGAAATGCCGATGCAACCTGAAATGCCACCAGAAGGAATGATGTAATGCCAATGGGTGAAGCGCCTCCCGGCGCAAGAGCAGCACAGCAAGGACCACGTGGGACAGCTATTGTAGGCCCATACGCTGGCGAAAGGCCACTTGCGTTTGGGACTGGTAACACGTTTTATGTGGACGACGAACAAGAAATTCGCCTCGTAGACAACCGGGGTAATGTTATCTTTAGTGGTTCTGGGGTTGAAGGCGCGAACAGAGCGGTCGCTATGGCCCAAAGCATCGCCAACGAACAGGGCGGGAATGCTAACTTTACCATACAAACCGGCGAACGCACAATAAACCCAGATGGAAGTGTGGGTGGAACCCGCTATATCGACGTTGCCCGCGCAGCCCCGTCGCAAAGCGGTCTTGGTTTTTTAGCTGATTATGTCCTTCCATTCGCCGCGTCCTTTATTCCCGGTGTCGGCCCTGTTGTGGGTGCGGCTCTTGGCTCCGGTGCTTCGAGTGCAGCACAGGGCCGTAGTCTTCAAGATACCTTGACGCGGGCGGCTGTTGCTGCGGGCGGTGCTTACCTTGGGGGCCAAGCGTCTGGACTAGGCGGGTCTTCGGCGGGAACTACCGCTGGAACTACCGCTGGAACTTCCGCTGGAACTACCGCTGGAACTACCGCTGGAACTACCGCTGGCTCTGTGGGCGACATCGTTGTAAACGCAGCACTAAATACTGGGTCTAACCTTGCTGGCTCGACACTTGGTAACTTGTTGGGGACAACTCTTACATCGCTTGGCGGGGCATCGCCCGCTACAACCGAGGATATTGTTGTTACTGGGGCAAGACCCGGAGCCGTGACTGGG